ATAAGAAATTTGGTCTTGTGCGTATGGCTAAAGACCCACAGCGTATGTATAACTATTGGTCTACTGCCCTTACTGAAACTGTAGCTCTTGCTCCTAAAGCTAAGTGGCTGTTGGCAGAGGGTCAAGACGAAGGACATGAGAACGAATGGGCAATGGCTAATATCAAAGCTATGCCTGTATTGCGTTACAAACAGACAGATACCGAAGGTAGACCAGCTCCAGCCCCTACAAGATTGCAACCAGAGCCACCTCCTGCGGGCGTGATGACTGCTTTGCAAGGCATGAATCAGGATTTACAAGCAGTTGTAGGTATTTTTGATCCTAGTCAGCTTCCACAAGGTATTCAGTCAGGCAAGTCAATCAATGGTCAGCAAATGCAAGCTGATATGACTAACTTCCATTATTACGATAATCTGACACGCAGTATCCGTCACACAGGTCGTATTATTTTGGATTTAGTGCCTAAGATTTATGACAGAGAACGTGTCATGCGAATCATTGGCGATGATGGCAAGCCTGAAATTGTTACTTTGAACCAGCCTGGCTCTGATGAAAATGGCGTAGCTAAAGTATTAAATGACGTTACAGTCGGTGAATATGACGTTGTAATGGATACAGGCCCTGGCTATAACTCCAAGCGTCAAGAAGCTGTAGAGGCGATGACCAGCTTATTTGCTGCTGATCCTCAACTCGTACAAGTCGCTGGTGATCTATACGTTAGAAACATGGATTTCCCTGGTTCAGACATCATTGCTGACCGCTTGGCAATCAATAATCCTCTCGCCCAAATCGATGAGAAATCTGATGTTCCTCCACAAGCCCAAATGATGATTGCTCAAAGCAAAGCACAGATTCAAAAGCTACAAGAGCAAATTCAGATGATGCAGATGGATGCTAAATATCGTGCCAGCGTTACAGAGCAAAAAGATCAAGCAATGCTTAAGAAAACAGCGATGGAATTGCAAGTTAAGCAAGCTGATAGCCAGTTACGCACCGATACGATTGCTCATGACACAGTTATTAAGACACAAACTCAGCTTGAAATTGAGCAACTCAAAACGCAATTAGCCCTTGTTTTAGCTCACATGAATAAGACTGAAATGAAAGCTGCAAACGCAGAAGTGGTTGAACGAGCTATTTAAGTGTTGTAAAACCGCAACACTTGTGATATAAAAATATTTGTAGTACCTACCTGTGGGTTCACAGGGATAATTCTTGAGGAATCTCATGTCAGAAGAAACAGTAGTAAGAACAGCAGACAATGTAGTAACGTCAGATAATTTAGCGGAATGGACTGCTAATAAACTTGGTTTAGCTAGCGAAGAAGCTCCTTCTGAGGCTGTAGTTGAAACACTCGAAAGAGAAGTTTCCACAGAGCCAGAAGTTGAAGCTCAAGCTGAGAGTGAATCAGAGGCAGAACAAGAAGCGGAAGTAACAGACAAGCCTAAACAAAATCCCAAACTTGAAAAGCGTTTTTCAGAGCTTACTAAACGTGCTAAACAAGCTGAAGCCGAAAAGCAAGCCCTAGAAGCCCGTTTACAAGAACTTGAAAGACAGCAACAGCCTGCGCCTATTCAAGCTGATCCCGTTAGCGAAAAACCACAAGCATCGCAGTTTAATGATGCTTTTGAATACGCTGAAGCATTAGCAGAGTGGAGTGCAGAAAAAGCCTTAGAACAGCGTGATATACAAGAACAGCAACGCAAAATTCAAGAAGAAAGAAATCAAGTAATACAGTCTTGGACTCAGAAACTTGAAAAAGCAAAAGCTGAACTTCCTGACTTTGATGATATGGTTAGTTCTAGTAATGTAGTCGTACGAGATGAAGTACGAGATGCAATCCTAGAATCCGATGTAGGCCCACAAATCCTATATCACTTAGCATCAGATACGGATTACGCTCAAAAAGTAGCTTCTATGCCTGTAGCTAAAGCTCTTAAAGAATTAGGGAAATTGGAAAGTCAATATGAGCGTAAAGAAGCTCCTGTTGAGAAAAGCGAACCTGTTGCTCGTACTAAAGCACCAGCACCGATTAAGCCTCTCACCGCTGGCAAAGGTACAGGAGATGTTCTCATCGATGGAGATGGAGCATTTCATGGAACTTACGCCCAATGGAAAGCAGCACGACAGGCTAAACGGATTCGCTGATACCCATTTAAATATATATAAAGGAAATAATCATGGCAAATAATTTGCTAACTATTTCTAAGATCACCAACGAAGCGTTGATGGTCTTGGAAAACGAATTAACATTTACAAGCGAAGTCGATAGAAATTATGACGACCAATTTGCAATCGTGGGTGGCAAGATCGGTAACACAGTTAACGTTCGTAAACCAGGTCGTTTCATTGGTACAACTGGCCCAGCCCTAAACGTAGAAGACTTCAATGAAACTTCTGTGCCTGTGACTTTGTCAACTCAGTTTCACGTTGACACACAGTTCACAACCCAAGACTTAGCTTTGTCTTTGGATATGTTCTCTGATCGTGTATTGAAGCCTGCTGTAGCTGCTATCGCTAACAAGATTGACCGTGATGGTACTTTGCAAGCTGCTAACAACACAGCGAACATCGTTGGTGTTGCTGGTACGCCTCCAACTGGTTTGATCACTTACTTGACCGCTGCTGCTTACCTTGATGCTGAAGGCGCACCACGTGATGGTCGTCGTTCATGCACAGTTGAGCCATTTACCTCAGCTACTATCGTTGACAGCTTGAAAGGCCTCTTTGTGCCACAGGAAGCTATTGGCGAGCAGTATCGCAAAGGTTTGATGGGTCGTGACTCTGCTGGTATGAACTGGAAGATGGATCAAAACATCGTATCCCATACTTTCGGTAACTTCTCAGGTTCTGCTACTGTTAACACTTCTACCGCTACTGGTTTCTTGACATCTGGTTGGGCTTCTTCAAGCACCATCACTTTGTCTTTGACCAATGGCGTTAGCTTGAACCAAGGCGATACATTCACTATCGCTGGCGTTTATGCAGTTAACCCACAGAATCGTCAAGCTTATGGTTCAAACAAGTTGCGTAACTTTGTAGTTAATACTGCTGTTTCTGGCTCAGGTGGTACTATTTCTGTAAACGTTTCCCCAGCAATCATCACCGCTGGTCAGTTCCAGAACGTATCTATTCCTTCTCCAGCAAGCGGACAAGCTGTTACCTTCTTTAACCAGTCTGGTACTGTTTCCCCACAAAACATCATCATGCACCGCAATGCGTTTACTCTCGCAGTAGCCGACCTTGAGTTGCCAGAGGGTGTTCACTTTGCAGGTCGTGCAAGCGACAAGGAAATTGGTCTGTCAATGCGTGTAGTTCGTCAATACACCATTAACAACGACTCTATTCCTACTCGTTTAGACGTTCTGTATGGTTGGGCTAACTTGTATCCTGAACTCGCTTGCCGTGTTGCAGCTTAATTTAACGGATAACGAAAGGAAACTATATGTCTAATCCAGGACCAGCAGTAACTAACTCGATTCATCCACAGAATCTAGGTACAAACCAAGCTCTGCGCCTTTTGGCAGTAAGCAAGGGTGTAAGCCTAGCATCTGATACTGATACCGCAGTTAACGTAATTAACACTTCTAGCTATGTTCCAGCAACTGTTTTGATTGCTAACGCAAACAACGCAGGTTCTGCAATCTCTAGCCCAGCAAGCGTTTATTTTGGTATTTACAATGCTCCATCACAGGGCAACACAACCGCTGCAATTCTCACAACCGCTACTTTGCCTGCTAGCTTTACCAGCACAACGTATGTTGATGTAGTTGCTGCAAGTTACCCTGCTTTGGCGCAAACAGCACAAACTTTGTATGTAAACGTAGCTACTGCTACTGTTTCAGGCACAGTTGACGTGTATGTTTACGGCTACGATTTATCAGGCCCACAGCAGTAATTTTGTAGTAAAGTAGAAGCCCACCCCCTAAAAAGGGTGGGTTTTTCACATTTAAGGGGAATTAATGAAAACAATTATGATCGGGCTTCCTTGCTATTCAGGCAAAGTCCATGTCCAAACGATGCGAGCTTTAATGGGCGATGTCATTTTATTGCTCTCAAAAGGCTATAAATTTATGATTGCCGAAGATGTTGGAAATAGCGATATTGCAGCGTGTCGAGCAGCAATCGTAGCCACTTTTTATCGTTCTATAGCTGATGAACTCATTTTTATTGATGATGATGTCTTTTGGACACAAGGCGATATGGTCAAATTAGTAGAATATCCAGTAGATGTTGTAGGTGGTGTTTACCCTAAAAAGACAGAAGAAGTAGCTTTTCCTGTTCGCATGGACTTAAAAGAAGAATATAGAACAGATTCAGAAACAGGATTGATGGAAGTGGCTGGACTTCCTGGCGGTTTTATGAAAATTACCCGTAATTGCGTAGAACAGATGATTAAAGCCTATCCCAAAACCACCCAAAGAAGCACTAATGAAAGCTCAGAGTTTTGGCCATTCTTTGATCCATTGGATATACCTGGTGATCGTTTAAGTGAGGATTTCAGCTTTTGCGAAAGATTCCGTCAAATTGGTGGAAAAGTCTGGGCTGACTTTGAAATGGAGATGGGTCACATAGGTTACAAATCTTACAAAGGAAGCATGGGAAATTACTTGAGAAGTCTAGAAAACAATGTAAAATAGTTGTAGATTCACAACACACCCCCTTTGCAAAGGAAAAACTATGTCATTTCAAACAACTCCAGCACGTGGAAATATTCTTTATAACTTCCTCGTTTATCCATCCTTAACCCCAACTTCAGTATCAGCTTCTTCTACTGCCGTTCAGACCTTTACTATTCCTGGTCTAGCTGTAAATGATGCAATTAGCGCAACTTCTGCAGGCGCACAAACTACTGGCATTACAGTAGCTAATACTTGGGTTTCTGCTGCTAACGTATTGTCTATCCAATTTGTTAACGCAAGCACTTCTGCTTTGACCCCTTTTGTTGGCACATACATCCTTGCTTGTGATCGTTTAGAAGGCACAATCCTCCCAACTAACGCAGCTTAAGGATTAAACATGGCTAACGTATCAGCATATCGTTTTGTAGGCCCTACAACGGCTATTAGCGTTAGTGGCACTTCTTCTACTTCTGTAACGATTACCCCTAACGGGAACGATCAAGCGAACTTTTGTGGCTTTTTGAATACTGGCTCTAGCCCTGTTGCTATTACGATTGCTCCTGCTATTGCAGGCACAACAACAACAGCCCCAGCAGCCGTATTGCCATCAGGTGGAAACACTAGCCAGAGCTTTGTGTTGGGCGTAGCAATGTCCCAGCCTACAGTTTTGGCAGTACCCCCAAGTTTTGCAATTACAGCGATTGGAACAAGTGGCACACTATATGTGTTGCCAATGGTAGATCAGAACTAAGGAAAAATTATGGCAAACCCAGGCGTTGCAAGCAGTTCAGTTATCAATTTATTACCAGTTCAAGCTGAATATGATGCCAATGGCAACTGCTTGGGTCTGTATGGTCAAGGTGGCAATTCGTTACAAACACCAATAAATGCTACTAATTTAAGCGTTGAAGGCAATTTAGTAATTTCAGGAACTAATCCTACTTTGGGTTCTGGATGGGGAACTAACCCCACTATTCTTGCTAATAACAGTTTTTGTTTCAAAGTAACAGTTGGCACAGGTGGCGCAGCTAATGGAACAATCAATCTTCCTACAGCTCCTAATGGTTGGTTAGGTTTTGCTGCTGATGTAACTAGTGGTAATGCTGTATTTTTGCAATTGACAGGAAGCACAGCAACTTCAGTTACATTCACTAGCTATTCTGTAACAACTGGTGCTGCTGCTAATATGTCTGCTGGAGATGTAGTTTTAGTTAACTGTATCGCCTACTAAAGGTAGATTATGGCTGGAATTAATGATTCTGTAACGCAGAATCTCCTGCCTGTTCAGGCGTATTTTAATCTTGATGGCACGTTTAATACGTTCATAGGTCAAGGTCAGCCCTTTTACGCCACATTTAACCCTGTTCAGTCAGGGTTAACCATTACTAATAGCACGATTGACAGCACTACAATCGGTGCTACAAGCCCTTCTACAGGCGTTTTTACCAATATTACGAC